CGGTGTGAGTCCTTGGTCAGCCAACATCTCATCTACTTGGTCAGCGCCCTCAGAAGGCTCCTCAATGACATCCTCTGCTGGCTCTTGTGGGGTCACATTTTGGGCTTCAATACCGAGAGAAGCAGACAATTGCCACTTCCAAACTTGGTGCTTGTCGAGGCGATCAGCGAGGAAGTTTGCAATTCCTTGCTGGTTTGCCTCTGTTGCGGTGTCAAAAGCCTCTGCAATTGAGTTGATGATGGAGTCATTTGCAGCCAAAATGTCGGTTGCAAGAACGCGAGCATCTTGTGAAGTTACTGTTGAGTCGGCAAGAGAACGAAGGGCGATGAATTCGCCAAGGGTTGAAGGTGCTTTTGAACCCAATTTGCGAAGGTTTTCGGCGATTGGGTCAACGCTTGAGTACGCATCCTCATAGATTGCGCTGAAAAGGTCGTGATACTCGCGGAAGTCTGTTCCAACGACATTCCAGTGAGCAGAATGAGCGCGAAGGTAGAAGCTGAACACATCCGCAAGGAGTTCAGTCAATTCCTCATTCAAATCTGAAAGTGGATTGGTGTTTGGCATATTTTTCTCCTTATAGACCAGATTTGCATCGCGCAAAACTTTGTCAATGATGTTGTGCGCCCATTCGCTGCCCCATTGGGTGCGAATTTGGATCACTGTTTCAAGATTGATTGACTCACTTGAGCGAACAAGTTCGGCAAGTGGAGTGTCAACCGTTTGGGCTTGCTCAAGAACTGCTTTTGGAACGCGATATGTTTCAGCCATCAGTCAAGAACCCCCATCACTGGCGCTGATGGATCTGCATCTTTGCCGAGAGTTGGAAGGTCTCCACCTGCTGTGACTGAACCATTCATTGCTTGAACGAACTGATCGCCACCCTGATATGGCTCCATGCCTTCAATTTGGCGAACTTCATTTGGTGTACGAGCGCCCATGCGGATATTGAGTTCATTGACCTTTGCACGAGTGAGTGCATCAATGCGAAGGAGTGATGAAGTATCAAAAGCAACATCGTCGCCTTGTGGCAAGAGCTTTGAAAGTGAGATTTCAATGCGGCGCATCCAAGGTGCGATGGTGTGGATGAGGAAGTTCAAAGAACCTTGCTCGACATTCTGATATGTCTGACCATCACCAGTTGCGCCGATGAGGTGTGCAGGGATTCGGTAGATGCGAGCAATGTCGCGAATCAACTGTTCGCGGGTTGCAATCATCTCATTGTCGGCTGCCGAAGTTGTAATTGGTCGCCACTTCAAGCCATCAGAGAGAACTGCTGGGCGACGGTGACGACGATGTGTTGCTTCCCAAGTACCTTGGAGAACACGAGCCTGGTCAAGAGTCAATTTGCCATCTGTTTCAAGAACTGATGACGGTGTTGCTCCCTCGCCGTAGAACTGGGCAAGGTGGCGATCCATTGCAATTGCTAGACCGACAAGGTTTCGAGTTTGATTGAGCGGTGAAATACCGACCAAAGACTGTGGTGGTGTGAACCAGCGAGTGTGAAGCATATTCTCACGGTCAATATTGTTGCCAAGGTGCAGATACTTGCGACCTACTTGGTCGCCTGTTGGTAGAACCTGCATCTGATATGGGTGCAACGGAACCAAGCCAATCATTTCACCGCGAGCATTGCGGTCAATGTGAAGGTAAGAGTTTCCATGCAACGCCATTGACGACATCATCTGATGGATAAGTTCATACATATTTGACTCTGGGTCAGGATTTGCAATCACTGACTCCAAAGGCTTCATCACACGCTTGCCGTTTTTGTCGGTTGTGAATTGACGAATCGGCATTGAGGCAACTGTGTCGGCAAGAAGTGAAACTGCACCGAGAACAGATGAAACGCCAAGGGCAGTCCACTCATCAATGCGCTCGCCAGCGGCTGAGGTCATAGAAGTCTGACCGTAGAGCTGGCTCAGTGGGGAAACATAGTTGTTGAATTGAGGATAACGACCTACCTGAAACCCGCGAGTGAAAATGCTCATTCAGTGCCTCCCAAATCAACCAAGATTGAACCTACGATGACCAAAATTCCTCCTGCGATAAGAGCTGCACCTGTACCAAGAACGACTCCGACTCCAATTGCAATCATGGATGCGCCAGCAATTTGTGCCAGCGTTGTGATGATGTCACGCATTGAATTCCTCCATTGACCAAGGGTCGAAAATTTGTGGCAACGCACCACCTTGAGAGTGCCACCAACTTGCGCGTTCGAGCGCCATCACTGCGGCAACCGCCAAGTCAATACGCTTTGACGATCCGCGCTTTTCTTTGGCAAGTCTTGAACCGCGACTGTCGGTGCGAAGCGTGGCATTGCCAAAGTGACGGGCTAGTTGCTTGTCACCGTTTTGGGTGATTTGTTTATTGACAACCGCATCAAACATCCGCTGGGTTGCAGGTGTCATGCGAGATGCGTTCTGTGGAAAGGTGACGACCGGCAAGCCTTCATCCTCAAGAACTTGAAAAGTTCGCGCCCATCGGTATGGATCACAGGCGATTTCCAACACTTGCCACCTTGTAGCGGCTTCGCGTATGGAATCCTCGACATCAATGACTGGCACTTGCCAATCAGCGCCAGAATCCTCTGGGCGTTCCCATACTGCGATGGGGAAAATGTGAGGAGTTTCCTCGACGGTGACACCGACGATTGCTGTGCAGTCGCCGTTGAAGGAACCGTCAAAGCCGATAACAATATCAACGCCATCAGGAATCTCGCGTGAATCACTGAGGGCATCCCAACTGCCATGAGGCAACCAGGTATCGGATGAGGAAACCCAAATGTTGAGTCGCTTTGTTTTGAATTCTGCCTCGGGTGTTCTCAAGATTGCAGATTCAAAATCTTTCTTGGCAACGATGTCGTCAAAGCCTGGGTTGGCTTCTTTCCAAGAACTTTCTGAGGTGTAGTCGCCCTCACCAGCTTCCCACCAAGCGAAGTAAAACGATGGATCATCAACTTCACCAGAGGCAACGCGCTTTCCGTACTCATAGAGCGAGTAGCAGACCGAATCTTTGCCTGTGTTATCTACTTTCACACCGGCGGTGGTGATTGCAACCATCATCGGCTCGATGCGAGCGCCCATTGCCAGCGACATTACATCCCAAAGTTCGCGATTTGGCTGGGCGTGTAGCTCGTCAAAGGCAACGAAAGTGGGGTTCAAACCTTCTTTTGAATACGCTTCTGCTGATAGTGCGCGATAAACAGAGCCTGTTTTCGGGTTGTAAATTGCATCTTTGTACACTTGAAGCAGTTCGGAAAGTTCAGGTTCGAGTCGGATCATCTCTTTGGCGGTGTTGAAAACAATCTTTGCCTGTTCTTTTTCCGCAGCGCATGAGTAGATTTCTCCACCTTGTGCGCCGAGAACGAGAGATTCAAGTGCAACTGCCGACAACCACGCCGACTTTCCGTTCTTGCGAGGAAGTCCGACAAGTGCTGTGCGGTGACGGAAGGTGCCATCAGCTTTGACTGCAAACAAGTTGCGAGTCAATTCTCGTTGCCATCCTCGAAAGATAAGTTTCTCGCCAGCGTGACCGGCAATGGAATCCTTGGTGACTTTGCAAAGTGCCTCTGCAAAGTCAACGATGTCATCGCCACGAGTTCGCGCCAAATCTTTGGCGGGAACGGTGGTCATATATTTCGGCGGAAAGCCTTCAATCTTTTTTGCCATTGTCACCCCTGACTGGCTTTTATTTTGCTTGGCGTTTTTCTAAGAGCTTGTCTATTGCAGACATTGCCTTGACCTCGGCGACACCAAGTTTGGATCGTGAAGTTGGGTCAAAGCCAAGTGAGGATAAAGAATCCACAAAAGACTTGTTGATTTGGATCAACACTCGACCGTCTGCTGGTTCGCGTGTTGCGCGGTATCTGTCGCGAGCAATCTTGAGGTCGTCTGCGAGCATCGCTGCGTTTTCGATTGCTTGAATATCTGAAACAGGTGAGAGCCAGGTGATTGCTTGGTTCCACACTTGTTCCCAAAGTTTGACTCCAGCTTCACCAAGATACTCGGGAGCCTCTGG